ATGTATTATCCTAAATCTCAAATAAAAACTAATTTATACACCAATGGTGATGAATTTGTTTACCTTTCAAATAACCAACCTTACACTGGATATTATTATAAAACCTCTACAGGCCAATACTTCACAGGAAGAACCCCAGATGATATCCCTAGTTTTGAACTTATTCAAAATCTAGCTTTAGCTGAAACAACTATAAATAGAGATAAGTCAAATTACTCTGTAATAATCAATACAGATTTAGATAACAACTCAACTTACAATAATCTAATCTCACCACCACCTCTAGTCTTAATCTCTCCCACCTATAACGCTCCAGTCCCAACTCAACAAGACTATCAGATTGGAGAATTTAGAAGGTACTTTTGTAAAAAAGGAAATGAGATATTATATTTAGAGATTGATAAAGAAACTTATGATAAATTAATAGTTAAAGATCCTCAATATCAATTTTCACTTTGGCAACCCTTTAATCTTCCATGGTTACTAACTGGTACTCAAGAACAAGTTTATAAAGTTAATAGGAATGTAACTATTTTAACTTCTCAAAGACTTCAACTGCCTCAATTTGGCAGGTACCTAAAGGATGATTATCTTAAATATTATAAATAAAATGTAAATAAGTGTTCTGGTTAATAGAAAATAAAGGTCAATTCGAAACATTCAAAAACAGAAATGTTAAAGAAGCCTTTGTTGAAATTATCCCTTATTCACCTTTTATACATCCTGTAGAAAATTCAATCTGTTGTATTTACATTAGACCTTTACAAGACTATAAAGGTTACTTATTCCCAATCTATCATACAGAGGTAGAGGAAAAATTATTTGAGGATAAGGTATTTTTGTTAATTAAGAACTTAGAAAAAATTTATTGTAGGGACAAAAAAGAGTTCCTACATTATTTCCCTCTCAAGCAGCTTATTGACATCACACTAACCTCCCCTACGTATATACAATTTACACCCGCCCATGAATTCCTATACCACAAATATCCTAATAAACAAGATATAAACACGATAGTACCCATTGTTAAACATTATGAGTATTGTGAGGCCCTATTTGAGGAATTAGAACACTTGATAGATAAACCAGTCAATAAATTTTATAATGACAAGGTTAGTTGGGTGTTTAATGGTATTGAACGTGCCGGTTTATTCGTGGATAATACGTTATATAACGATTACTTTGATAAAGACATCGATGGTTGTGTAGTGTATACTCAATACAATATAAAAACGTTAACTACACGTCCTTCCAATAACTTTAATGGTATAAATTATGCCGCACTCAATAAAGAAAATGGGTGTAGGAAAGTGTTTATTACGCGTAATTCTAAGCTTGTTGAGTTTGATATTACGGCTTACCATCCTACTCTTTTATCTAGGTTGGTTGGTTATGATTTTGGTGATAAGGATATTTATAGTCACTTTGCAGAAGTTTATGGACTTGATAGACAAGAGGCTAAAATCTTAACTCTACAACAACTATATGGAGGAATTTTATCTCAATATAAAGACCTCGAGTTTTTTAAGAAAGTTCAAGCCTATATAGATGATTTATGGGATACCTTCCAACATCAAGGCTTTATTAAATGTCCTATATCCGGATATGAGTATTATAAGGATAAGCTGGAAAACATGAATCCCCAAAAGCTTTTGAATTATGTACTCCAAAACTTGGAAACCTCATTTAATGTTCGTATATTATGGGATATATTTAAAATATTAAAAGGTAAAAAAACTAAAATTGTCTTATACACATATGACTCATTTTTGTTTGATTGGGATAAAGAGGAAAAACAAGTATTACAAGACATTAATCAAATATTCACTAAACATAAATTAATAATAAAAGTTACGCATGGAACCAGTTACGACTTTGAACCTACCATATGATATTTATGGGGTAGATAATCCCATAAATTTAGCAGATTTGAATAACAAGTTATTTTGCACATTCACTACCTTAGACGACTTAGATTCTCTAGTGGATGACTTAACCCGCAAGTATTCTATAATGTATGATAAGATTTTTGTCTTAGAAGTTAAAGACAATAATGAATATGTCTTAACATACAATATTGAGATGTCAAATCTTGCTCACATTCCAGAAAATACAATTTTAGTACATCGTAAAAAAGAGTCAAATACACTCTATACTATCAATGCTCTTAATGAGTTAATTAAGAAATTAAATGATGGTGTAGTTGATACTCGCTTTCAGATTGACTGGCAACATTATAAAAACACAATTCTGTTGACTCAACAAAACGAACTAAGACAACTAAAGACCAAAATCTATAAGATTATTGAACTTTAAGCTTGGCCTTAGGGATTATTTATGTTAAATTAGTTATAAACAATTAAATTCTAGTTATGGATCTAAATGAAATCAGATCGCGCCTAGGCGCAATGCAAAAAACTACTACTAAAGGTGGTGGTGATTACAAAGAAGCATTTTGGAAACCTTCAGTAGGTAAACAAAGCATTCGTATTGTACCTTCTAAGTACAATAAGTCAATGCCATTTACTGAAATGTTTTTCCATTATGGGATTGAGAAACCAGTAATGGTTTCTCCAATCAACTGGGGTGATAAAGACCCAATTGTTGAGTTTGCGGCTCAATTGAAAAAAACCAACGATAAGGAAAACTGGAAGTTGGCTAAAAAAATCGAACCTAAAGCTCGTTACTTTGCCCCGGTTGTTGTTCGTGGTGAAGAAGACAAAGGTGTTCGTTTGTGGCAGTTTGGTAAAGAGACATATGAAGCTCTTCTACAACTTGCAATTGATGAGGAAGTAGGTGACTACACTGACGTAAACGAAGGTCGTGATATCAAACTTACTACTGTTGGTCCTGAATCAACTGGTACTAAGTATAATCGTACTACTGTAAGTCCTTCAATGAAGAACTCACCTATGTCTGATGACGCTTCTGAGGTTAAGTCATGGTTAGAAAATCAACCTAATCCTAAGGAAATGTTTAAGCCTATCTCATTCGAGGAAATGAAAATTGCTCTTCAAAATTGGCTCAATCCAGAACCAGCTGAAGGTGAAATTATCGATGATGAAAAAGAAGCTGAAGAGGCTCCAAAAACACACTATTCAATGAATACTTCAACTCAAGCAGTTAAGCAGAGCAAGCTAGATAAGTTTGACTCAATGTTTGAAGGTGAAGATGACGATTTGCCCTTCTAATTATGGCAAAAAGAAAAAGTGATGAGCTAGCAGCAGCGGTGTCTGCTGAGCTTAAATCTGGTTTTAACCTTGGTAAATTCAAGGATAAGAAAGGTTTGAGTGGTAATGTTAAGTTTAAACCCCAGAAATGGGTACCACTTTCAGATGCTTATCAAGATGTAACAAGTGTGCCTGGTATTCCAACAGGCCACATTGTTCTCTTGAGAGGTCACTCTGATACAGGTAAAACCACTGCGTTGATTGAAGCAGCTGTTAACGCCCAAAAAGCAGGTATTTTACCTGTATTCATCACAACTGAGATGAAATGGAGTTGGGAACACGTTATGCAGATGGGTCTTCAAGTAAATGAAGTAGTTGATGAGTCAACAGGTGAAATTACTGATTATAATGGTTTCTTCCTCTACACTGACCGTGAAACTATTCATACAATTGAAGATGTAGCAGCGTTTATTCTTGACTTGTTAGATGAACAGAAAAAAGGTAACTTGCCTTATGACTTAATGTTCTTGTGGGATTCAATTGGTTCTGTACCTTGTGAATTATCAGTTCGTTCAAATAAAAATAATAACGAATGGAATGCAGGAGCAATGTCAACTCAATTCGGTAATAATGTAAACCAACGTATTACCTTATCACGTAAGGAAAGTTCACCTTACACTAACACATTAGTTTGTATCAATAAGGTTTGGACAGCGAAAGCTGAAACACCTATGAGTCAACCAAAACTAATGAATAAAGGTGGCTTCGCCATGTGGTTTGATGCCACGTTCGTAGTAACATTTGGTAACGTTTCAAATGCTGGTACTTCCAAAATTAAAGCAATTAAGGATGGTAAACAGGTTGAATTTGCAAAACGTACCAAAATTCAGATAGATAAGAACCATATCAATGGTATTACTACAAGGGGTAATATAATTATGACTCCACATGGGTTTATAAATGACTCTGAAAAGGAAATCAAAGCATATAAAGATGCACATGCTAAAGAATGGAGTGCTATTCTTGGTGGAATGGATTTTGATATTATAGAAGAGAATGATACATTTATAGACGCAACTGAATATACACACGAACCAGAATAAAATGGATAAAAAAGATCTCTTAGCACTCCTTGACAATGTTGTTGAGGAGAATGACACCGAATCCTTAAACCGACACAGCCGAGTTCTAGTTATTGATGCTTTGAACTTGTTCTTTAGAAACTTTGCCATGTTAGGATTTGTTAATGAGACTGGTGCTCATGTAGGGGGTCTTGGTGGGTTCCTTCGATCATTAGGTACACTAATTAATCGAATGGATCCCACCTCCGTTTATATTGTGTTTGATGGTGTTGGATCAACAGTTAATCGTAAAAATTTAATCCCAGAATATAAGGCAGATCGACATCTGTCTCGAATTACAAACTGGGATGCTTTTGATAATATTGAAGACGAACATGATGCTAAAGTCAACCAGTTAGTCCGTTTAATTCATTATCTTAAGTGCTTACCTGTCAAGACCATATCCATCGATAAAGTTGAAGCGGACGACGTTATAGCCCACTTATCTACAACATTAGCTGAAAAATATGATTCAAAAGTATTCATTGTCTCTAGTGACCGTGACTTTATTCAGTTAGTAAATGATAACATTACTGTATATCGCCCAATTGAAAAAGATTATTATACTCCATCTACTGTACAAGAAAAGTTTGGAGTATTAGCTGAAAATTTTATATATTATAAAACACTATTAGGTGATAATTCAGATAAAGTGAAAGGAGTAAAAGGATTAGGTGAAAAGAAATTATATAAGTTATTTCCTGAACTTAACCAACATCCAATTGTTTTGCAAGATTTATATGATATTAGTGTCGCTAAGTTAAAAGAGAATATCATTTATGCTCGTTTAGTACATGATTTTGAAGAATTAGAAAAAAGTTACAAAGTTATGAACTTACATAAACCTATGATTGATGATAATGATAGGGAATTTATAAGTGAAGTAATTGAAGAACTTGCACCTGAACCTAATAATATATTATTTATAAAATTTTACAACGAAGATGGTTTACGACATCTTATAAAGAATGTTGAATTTTGGATTCAATCAACTTTTAAAGATCTAATCAGTTATAATAAATAGTTATATGACATTACGAGATATTAATCAATATGGACCTGGTTTTCAAATCAAGGTTCTAGCTGCTCTACTTAATAGTAAAAACTTCCTAACTAATATCCATGATATTGTTAGTGAAGAATACTTTGATAATCAAGCACATAAGTGGATTATTAAAGAAATTTTAAAATACTATGATAAGTTCCATACAACACCATCTTTAGAGGTACTTAAAGTAGAATTAAAAAAACTACAAAATGAGGTTTTACAAATCGCCGTAAAAGAACAGCTTCGAGAAGCATATAAAGAAACAGATGACTTAGCTTATATCGAAGAAGAATTTTCAGCATTTTGTAAAAATCAAATGCTTAAAAAAGCATTATTACAATCTGTAGATTTATTACAAGCTGGAGATTATGACTCAATCAAGTTTATGATTGAATCAGCAATGAAAGCAGGACAAGATAAAAATTTAGGTCATGAGTATAATAAAGATTTGGAAACACGATATCGTGAAGAATATAGAATTACAATTCCAACTCCTTGGAATGAATTTAATGAACTACTTCAAGGTGGTCTCGGAAATGGAGATTTTGGTCTTATATTTGGTAATCCAGGAGGTGGTAAATCTTGGGCGTTAGTTGCTTTAGGTGGTCATGCTGTTAGAATGGGTTTCAATGTAATTCATTACACTCTTGAGTTAGGTGAAGATTATGTTGGACGAAGATATGACGCTTATTTTACTGGTATTCCTGTAAATGTCATTATTCCAAATAAAGCTAAAGTAGAAAAAGTATTAGAAAAATTACCAGGTAATCTAATCATTAAAGAATATGCACCAGGTAAAGCATCTATATCTACAGTTGAGTCACATATTAAAAAATGTATTGATCTTGACTTTAAACCTGATTTGAT